ATGAATAAAAGCTTGGAAGGATTCAATGTAAAGGACGATACTGTATAAGTACACACTATAGTAAAAATGGTCTACGTCGCATGGGTTCAAGATTTTTCACTCCTCCATGACAGATATATTGATTACAATATGCCAACGGAAATTATAGGGGAATATAAGACTGTGGAAGATGGAACGAGTGCCATTAAACGTTACATAGTTGTTGAAAAAAGGAGATTTCATAGGGTTTGGGAACTTTGCAAACTGGATATTGATTATGCCATGAATCATTATTCAGAATTAGAAACCATCCCAGACTTCAAAAAACGCTTTGAGGAAACCCAAGATCCGGATGAGGAGTTTTTGGATGATCTGGTGAAACTAGAAAATTTCTGTAATTTTCAGGGTAAGTGTCACACCAACGTGTGTGAAAAAAAGAATATAAGTGACTTTGAAGGACCGATAGTATGGAACACAGACTGGGAATAAATATATATTGTTAATCATCAGGTTTAGTCTAAATATATATATATTTAGTATGTATTTTAAAATGACAGTTCAAGACGTACCACTTCTCATTACTTCTGTTGTACTCTCTTTGGTTGGTTTGAGTCTTCTTGTCTATTGGGCCTACAAAGATGGTTTTTTCAGATTTCTTCGGATTAGACATTATTGGGCTTTGGTCCTATTCGTTTTGGCAGGAATCTTGACCTGGGGAGGTTTGATTCTCCCTGTAAATATAGAAGGGGAGAAGGTCTCAAGTAAACAATGGGTGGCACTCGGATTTAGCATTTGTATTAGTGGTCTTTGGTGGCTTCGTTATGTCTATTCTATCTCTCCGAACACAGAATTGGTCGAGGCGGAGGTCGAAGACTAACCAATGAAAGATTTTTCAAGATCGGGAAGGTTTCTGTTTGGGGCACTTTCCGTCTAGCTGCCGAAGACTAAATCATCTTCATTTACAATATAAATGAAGACAGTTAATTTTTATGACAATAATAAAATGAAGACGGTGATGGATAAATCAAAACCAGATGGAAAAACAGTTGAAAGGAGAGTAAGAGCAATCACGGCCACTATTTTTATGATTTGTTTCCTGATCTCTCTTGGATATTGGGGATATTCTATCTACGAAATCTATGATACTGATATCATCAGTTTTGACACAGCTGGTCAAGTGTGGCACTATGCAGGGAGGCAGTTTGTAGCTTTTGAGGCGGCTATTTTATCGTTCATGCTCTTCTATGCATCATTAAAAATATAGCTAGGTTTTGGATGATTTTTTCCGGTTCTTTTTTAAGGTTGTTTTGTATTCCTTGAGTGAGGTTTTGAAAATATGGCGCTTGTCCAGATCACGGACATCTTCACAATTCCTGACCTCTTCCTGATCAAGCCAACACATTAGTTTCAAAAGATTATTATCCGGGTGATATTTGATTTCTTCCGATGTCATATCGCTCTCAAACTCAGGGATTTGAATCCCGTTATGTTTGTTGAGAGAGAATGTATCATCTCTGTCATCAATAACAAGGGTGTTTGTTTCATTAATTCCCAACCCTTTTAGACGAGGGTCATTATACAATTTCCTGAGTGGTTTCTTAAGATAATCCTCTTTTCCAACATCACAATCATCATAGGTGTAGATAATGGTAGGACGTTTGTGTCCTAGGGGACACATCAGATCAACCATCTTTTCAACATACTTTTTCTTACCAGCTGACCAGAAAATAACATGGTTAAAATAATCAAAACAAAAATCAATAAACTCTTTGTTATATGGCCTATAAATCCCAACTAGTTCAATTGCATCTCCGGTCCCATCATCAACAGAAACATCATATAGGGTCATGTGATAAAGTTTTCTTCGAAGTTTGATTCTTTGTGGTTTTGAATAGATTTTCAACATATCAAAATCTTCTATGTCTCCATGGGTATGTGCCAATGTCGCATCTATATCAAGAACAACCGTCTTATTAGTCTTCCGTTTTGACTTACTCATTTTAAAGAGATTCTTCTTTATTCTTTCAAAATCTATCTAATCCTCAGATAGAACATTTAAACCACTTCCCTCATAAAAAGAATGTCACGCAAAAAGATATTTAAGAAGGGAAAACTGGGACATGGGGTTTATGGTATGGTTTACAAGGGAGAAATAGTGAGTGAAAATGGAAAAGTTCGTGAAGTGGCGATTAAGAGAAATTGGAGTGATCCATCAAGTGTTGGCACCTCAACTATTCGTGAAATGAATTTTTTGATGAGCGTCCGGCACCCCTGTATCACAAAATGTAAAAAAATTTCCTCGGGGGATCCCTTTGAAAATGAGACAGCTTTGACACCCCGGGTGAGACGAAACAAAATGAAAGAAGATAAATATCTTTTTATAATGGAATTTGTTGAAATGAATCTGGAGAAATATTATTTTAAAGCGAATAACTTCTATAATCTTTCTACTATTATGTGTGAAATTTTGCTTGGTTTGGAGTTTCTCCACGCCCGAGGGATTGTTCATCGTGATCTTAAACCGCCTAACGTACTGATCAATATTGTCGATGATATTCCATATGCCAAGATTTGTGATTTTGGTCTCACCACTTTTTCATCAAATTATCGTCCTTCTACACCTGGAACTGTAACAAGTTTTTATCGGGCCCCCGAAATCTGCTGTGAGTATGACAATTATTCTTGTCCGATTGATATGTGGTCAGCTGGGTGTATTTTTTATGAAATTGTCACCAAACGTCCATTGATTCAACTAGACCGGGACACTGACAAAGCTATTTTCAGGGAGATAATTAAGAAAATTCCCCAAAGTTTCACAACCAAATATCTTTCTCAATACATCAAGAATGGAGATATTGATGGTTTCAAACCAAATTATTCTGAGTTGATTGATAAGAACAAACCATCCTTCAAAGAAAAAATATCCCAGAAGATAGATATTGTTCATTTCAAACGTGATGAAGTTGATATTGATCAGTTCTGTGATCTTCTGGATAAAATCATGGTCCTGGATCCAAATGAAAGATACACCGCTAGTCAAGCATTAAAACATCCATTTTTTGACTCTTTTCGGGGTGAATATATTGATGAGATGAGGCAGGAGTATCCGCCACTTCCTCTTGAGGATCAACCGATCAAGATTATAGACTGCATGGAAAGGAGATGGGCTGTTAATATCGCGTTTAAAATTTATAACAAACGAGATGAACTGGAGTGGTGTGGGGCACCAGGGCATCTTATTTTTCATTCACTCCGTCTCTTTGACGAGTATCTGGCTCAGTATTACGATAAAGAAAAAGAACGAGAGACAAGTGATACTCAAATGGGAAAGATGATGAGTAAATCAGATGTAACATTACGTTATTTCACATGTATCTATGTTTGTTATAAATATTTTTCAGCCCTTTACGAGATGCATTCATGGAAGGAGATCTTCCCCAAGTTTATCTCAAGTAATCGAAGCAATCTGGAAAAGATTATTGAATTTGAAGATTTCATTCTCAAAAATGTTTGCAAATTTGTATTGTTTCGTCCAACAATGATTGAGTATCTGGACCAAGATTATCCAAAAGATGTGAACAGAACCGAGGAGGAAAAAGAACTTGATCTGAAAGTATTCCTATACAATTACGGTAACATTGATATGAATTATGAAGGGACTATGAAAGATTTGTATGAACAGATCAAGCGTGGTCGTGCTAAAAAATAGTCATAATTGATTTGAAAATGATTCTTTTTTGAAAAAATGAATCGTCGTCTCCGAGAGAGGAGAAATAATTTTTGGGAAGGATGTGAACGGGATTTTGAAGCTAGAGTTGAACAGATTTATGAGATGTTTGGAAAAGATCACATTGTTGCATTCTCACGTTTTGCAACACCCGAGTTTGTTGAAAAGCATCCAGAGTTAGAATGGGATTGGTGTAAACTGAGTCAAAATCCATCCATCACTCCCGAGTTTGTCGAGAAGCATCCAGAAATGCCCTGGGACTGGAATGGATTAAGTGCAAATCCCTCCATCACTCCCGAGTTTGTCGAGAAGCATCCAGAAATGCCCTGGGATTGGCATGGATTAAGTGCAAATCCCTCCATCACTCCTGAGTTTGTCCAAAAGCACATGGAGAAACCCTGGGATTGGGGTTTATTGAGCGCAAATCCATTTATCGCTTTTGAATTTTTCAAGAAGCATCCAGAGATTCCTTGGAATTGGATAGTGTTGAGTTTAAATCCTTCCATCCCTCTCGAATTTATCGAGAAGCATTCAGAGATGCCCTGGGATTGGGGTTGGTTGAGTTCAAATCCATCCATCACTCCCGAGTTTGTCGAGAAGCACATGGAAAAACCCTGGTGTTGGAGATGGTTAAGTGCAAATCCCTCCATCACTCCCGAGTTTGTCGAGAAACATCCAGAGAAGCCCTGGAGTTGGGTCTGGTTTAGTTCAAATCCATCCATCACTCCAGAGTTTGTCGAGGAACATCCAGAGAAACCCTGGAGTTGGGGCTGTTTTAGTGAAAATCCATCCATCACTCCCGAGTTTGTCGAGAAACATCCAGAGAAACCCTGGAGATGGGAATGTTTGAGTGGAAATCCATCCGTCACTCCCGAGTTTGTCGAGAAACATCCAGAGATGCTCTGTGATTGGAGAATGATGAGTCAAAATCCATCCATCACTCCCGAGTTTGTCCAGAAGCACCTCGATAAGCCCTGGGATTGGGCTTCTTTTTTCTCTGTCGAAAGGGTACAACATGAGAAAGAACAAAACATCATTAGGAATCTCCGTCTCCATCTTCATGCTTATCGAATTCAGTTCTGGTGGAGAAATATTCTTGAAGATCCGAACCGAGAGATAGGTTATCGATTCACTAAGAAAAAACTATTTGATCCTCTTGAGGCTGCGGAATGATAAATGTCAAAAACGAATATGTTTAAGAAAACATATTTCCTTAAAGTGATGATTGAAGTTGACATTCTCAAATTTGAGGATTACAACCCCTCTACTGTTACGGTGGCCGGTTATCTAAATACTACCATAGATATTGTAAACGTTTCCGAATATCTCCCAGTAAATCATATCTTTGAATCTGAAACTGGAGAGAGAGTTAAGTTGAAATCCGGTTCAAGGCAAAGTATTTCTTACTATGGTGTAGAAGGTGTTTTTATCTCCATCTGTTACAAAAGAATGAAGAGGGGGATGAGGACCGGAGCGATGAATAATATGGTTTCACTTGATATTCAATATGGGAGAAAGAATGTTCATTTGAAACTTTCAAAAGATTCAATCACAAGTGTTGGAACAAAAACAATCGAAATCGGAAAGGAAGTTTTCAATGTTGCTATTGATCACATTATCCAACTCCAGGAAATGATTGATTTCCTCCGTTCTATCGATCCAGAAAAGATGAACAAATACATTGATTGGTTTATTGACAATACATATGATGATGAAAGGGGGTTAATTAGAGAAAGTGAGTTCCTAGAGATTCTGGATAACTCAAAACTAAAACGAAAAACCAAGAAAGTAATGCGTTGTTTTGGTAAGTATATTAATGATTTTGACTATGATGAACAACCTGACTTACTTCTCAAGATCTATAATCTCCTAAAGTTAGAGAAAGTATATACTAAACCTTCTTCCCTTGATGGGAGAAGTGAGTTGGAATGTCAGGATGTTACTATCTATAATAGTGTTTATCATATTACTCCAATCAAGATTAAACAAGGAAAAAGGGAATCCAAATTCAGGATGCCACTTCATGAGTTAGCCCCATTCCTTTATCGTCACGGGTTGATGGTTGAATATCATAACTGGAGTTCTGAAGGTGTTACAGTTTGTATGAATGTAATGGAAGAGAAAAAGGGTTCCAATCATGTTAACAAAGAATACAAGCACCGTTTTGTGATTCATGAGACAAGTAAAATTAGACAATGTTCACCGACATGTAAGGAAGAAGCATATGGAAATTATCTAGGGTTGATGAGAATGATCCAACAGTTTTTAAATTGTGATCATGTTCCGTTTGAAGAGTTCATCTGTACTAAGGATGATAAGAAACTGGAGAAGATGTTAGACAAACTTGCTCTAAATT